CTATTCAACTCTTGCAGGTGAAATTGTTATTTCAGGATCAAAGCAGATTACAAATAGATCAGCTAAAGGAACAGCTATTCGATATCGTGTAGCAGCATTAGATTCTAATGATCAGTATATAGGTGATATGGGAGTAGGTGTTATTGGTATTGTAAGTGTTGCAACTTCTGGAACAGGTACAATGGCTCCTACAATTACATTATATCTAGGCTAACAATGCCTAATTTTTCATATTTGAAAACAGATATAGTTAATACGACTGAGAACGATTCTACAGAATTTGCCAGCCAAGTTTCTGTCTTTGTAAAGAAAACAGAATTTCGTATGATTAAAGATCTGGATGATGCTGGACTAGATGAATATACAAATATATCTGTATCATCTGGCAATGCTGGTGCTGTGTCTTTAAATGATAGAGTTCGTATTGTTCGTAATGTAAACTTTAAAGTAAGTACAGGAACTACTGTAACAAATCTGCTTCAGAGAACGGTAGAATATGCAAATGATTATTGGCCTGTCAGTGCATCTACAGGTACGCCAAGATATTATTCTAGAAAAAATAATTCCAGCATAAAGATTGTACCCACACCAGTTTCAGCATTGACAGTAGAAATTCAATCACAGTCCCAACCTCTTCCTCTAGCTTCTGCTACAGGTACAAGTGTAACAACCCAGAATTATTTTAGTGATTATTGTTATGAGGCTCTCTTTGCAGGATGTATGGTTGAAGCTACTATGTTCATGAAAGATTGGAACACACTTCCTGTATGGCAAACACAATATCAAACAGAAATAGCAGCATTGCGTAATCAGGCTAGAAGGACCAGACAGGATGATATGGAAGTTGCGGCTTCTCCTGCTGGTGGTCCTGATACAATCATACAAGGATCAAGTTAGTGATTAATAGCGCAAGTATAAGGCAACAGATTATGAAGCCGGGATTGAAAAGAGGCGGTAGGCTTAAGAAGAAAAAAAAATTAGATATTAAGAAGGCGATTAAGAAACCGGGATCATTGCGTAAATCCCTTGGTATTAAGAAGGGAAAAACTATCCCTAAGTCAGTTTTAAAAAAGGCAGCGAAAGCTCCCGGTAAAAAAGGACAAAGAGCCAGATTTGCTTTGACATTGGAAAAATTACGGAAGAAGAAAAGGAGAGGTTAAAATGGGATTAGGACCACATACATTATTGGAACGGCCACCAAAATTGAAGGAAATACTTGGAAAACCTACAGGACAGGGATATGGTGCTGCCAGAAAAGGACCAGATATTGTAGGTAAGCCACAGGATGTTGTAGTCGATGAGGATTATCAGCAAGGTAAAGCTTTTAAAGTGGAGGATTAATTATGAACTCAGTACGAAAACCTACTACATTTAGGCTTAAAAAACAGTTAGAGAATGCTAGAAATCAATTTAAAACTGTTAATCCTATGTCACTAAAGGGTCGTAACTTAAAAGAAGAAATAGAAAGATTAGAAAAATTAAGCCAACCAGTATCTAAAAAGCTTACTGGAACTGGAAAAACTATAGGAGATAAGAAGACAAAAACAGGACAATTTGTATCTAAGCCTAAAGTACTTTCTGAAAGTGAGAAAAGAAAAATAGCAAGGGAGAAACGAGCAAAACAAGGTAGAGTTAAACTACAACAGCGTAGGCTTGAACTACAACAGCAAATTAAAGATTTTAAAAGAAGAGGACAAGTTGCTAAAGCAAAGGAGGCTTCTAAGAAATTAGGTAGATCTCCCGGTGCTTTAGGAGGTAAACTTACTACTAAAAAGAAAGTACCATCTGTAGATAAACCTGTAAGTAAATTAGGTAGATCTCCCGGTGCTTTAGGAGGTAAACTTACTACTAAAAAGAAAGTACCATCTGTAGATAAACCTGTAAGTAAATTAGGAAGATCTCCCGGTGCTTTAGGAGGTAAACTTACTACAGTTAAACCTGTAAGTAAAAAGGTAGTTAAACAGAAAGTTCCTCCTAAATTAGTAACAACACCGGGACGTAAACCTAAACCACCTGTAAGTAAAAAGGCAGTTAAAGAGTTAATACCTACAAAAGGACTACAACCTCCTTCAGTTAGGGAAAAATCAAAACCTCCAAAAGGACTAATGCCTCCTTCAGTTAGGGAAAAATCAAAAGCTAAAACACCTAAGAAGTCTGAAGAAGGATTTTTAGGGTTTAAAAAGATAAAAGGTCCTAAAGATTGGAGTCCCGGTAAACGGACATATGAAACGCCATTTGGTGAAATGACATTTGATACCAGTGAATATGATCCTAAAACTGGAGAATCTGGTTTATTCTATACTGAAGAAGAGAAAGAAAGAATAAAGTTAGGTTTAGATGAGCCATATAAATCTAAAAAAGGCGGTCAGATTAAAAAGACTATGAAGAAAAAGAAAAAATCAACAAAAAGTAGTAAAAAGAAAAGAACAATTACCAGTAAAGTTAAAGGCAATGATTTAATAGCAATGATTTATGATTAAGGAGAGCTAAAATGGCAGGGATGACCAGAGTAGGACTGTATCCAGCAGAAATGGCAAGGGCTGGTACTATGTCAGAAGCAGACCGTCTTCGTTATATGAAGGAAGGTGGTAAAATCAGTAAGAAAAAGAAGAAAAAACAAGGTTATAAAGCTCGAAAAGACGAATCTATTGCAATGAGGGTCAAAAAGAAAAGAACCAAGAAGCAACTCAAGGCAAGTAGGGACGAATCTTACGGTAAGTGGGGCAAAGGTAAAGGTAAAGGTAAGATCAATCGTTCTGATGGTGCTGCTTTTGTAGCTAAAAGTTATGCCAACAGAAAAGTTTGATGACTATACTAAAATAGATCATAGTATTCCTAAAGTTAATAAAGAAAACTATGATACCTTTGATAAGTATTGGGAAGATCAGTGTAATTATTTACAACTGAAGTTTAAGAATACCTATGGAAGTAAAATAAAGGAGGAGTCATGCCTAGAGTGGGTAAAAAACACTTTGCGTATACAAAGAAGGGCATAGCTGCCGCTAAAAAATATGCTGAGAAAAAGAAGAAGAAGGTAATACGTAAAAAGAAGAAGAAGGTAGTACGTAAAAAGAAGAGGAGGCAATATGCTTGATTTAAAACATTTAAAAGATGTAAAATTAAATTACATTAGGCATTTCAGATTTACATGGTTTGAAAGTATTAGAGGAATGTTGGTAATGATAGGATTATTAATACATGGAATATTTCCTTTTATTTTATCTAATATGTTTTCTTCTTATATAGAAGGAGCATCAAAACGAATTAAAGAAATTGGTACTTGAGTACATAATATGGCAGTATCTGGCACATATAACTTTAATCTGGACATAGATGAGGTAATTCAAGAAGCTACCGAAATGATTGGTGGTGAGGATACGCTTGGACATACTCCAGCCACAGCCAGACGTTCCATAAATCTTATGCTTAAGGATTGGCAGAATAGAGGCATTCTCCTCTGGTCTACCAGTACTACGGCTGTTACAGTAGTTGCTGATACAACCGCATATGATCTGGCAAGCAGTACAATTAATGCTCTAGAAGTAGTTATTAACCGGGATAATACAGATATAAAGTTAACTCGTATTACTCCTGAAGAGTATCTTATTATTCCTGCCAAGACTCAAACAGGCAAGCCTAATCAATACAGTGTAAGACGGGGAAGAGATAATTCAGTAATGTCAGTATGGCCTATACCGGAAAACTCTACAGACATTTTAAAAATAGAAATAGTTAAGGAATTAGAGGATACGAATAAGTCTGCTGATCAGAATGCAGATGTACCTAAAAGATTTTTACCGGCTCTTACATGCGGTCTGGCTTATTATCTTTCTATGAAAAGACCATTAATACCAGATACAAAAATTGCAATGTTAAAAGCAAACTATGAAGAAATATTGGGAAGGGCAATGGAAGAAGATAGAGAAAGAGCCAGTATCTATCTCTTGCCCAGACTGACATTTTATAATTAGATGGCTACACAAAGAAATGCCCTAGCTAAGTGTGATATTTGTGGATTTGTTTATCCACATAGGGTAATGAGTTTAAATAGTTATGGATTATTAGTATGTCCACAGGATTTTGAAGGACAATATGATTTAAAGAATCATCCTCAGAATAAAGTACCGAATGTAAAAGATAATCCTGCTATTAGAAATCCTAGACCTGATACAGAAGGCAGGGGAATAACATGGGATGAGACTGCTACATGGATAACAGTAAATCCTACAACTTTAGTAGAAACAAGGCATACAACTCAATGGGATGATGCTGATAAAGCTTGGGATGCAATATGACAGATTTAACAGGTAAACTAATATCAGGAACTTATAAGCAGTTACTTCAGGTTAATGCCAGTACTACTAATACTGGAGTAAAAGCTTCTATTACTAATATTCAATCAGGTGATGGAACAGCCAGTGCTTTAAATATAGGTACAGGAGGAGTTATTGTTTCTGGTAATTTAGGAGTACATGGAAATGCCAGTGTAAGTGGAGATTTACAAATAAGTGATACAGTTTGTGCTTCTGCTTATTTTGGAGATGGTTCTAATCTTACTGGTATTACGGCTTCTGTTGGTGGAGATATTTCAGTCAGCAGTATTACTGTAGCTAATACAGGAAATTTTGGTGGGAATGTAGTTATTAAAGGAGCTACTTCTGTATCCGGTAATATAGATACAGCAAGCAATGTTTCTGTAGGAGGTACAGCTATTATTACTGGGGCTGCTCAATTAGGCTCTACAGTAACGGTAGTTGGCAAAGCTGTATTTGAAGGAGATGTTTCAGTTAGTGGGGATCTGGATGTAGCTACCAATGCTTCAGTAGGTGGGACATTAGCTGTAACAGGTACTGGTACATTCAGTGCAAAGACAGAATTTAAAAATGATGTATCGGTAAGCGGAAGACTTGATGTAGCTACTTCTGCATGTATAGGAGGTATTGCTAAGTTTAGAGATGCAGTATCAGTTAGTGGTAATCTTAATGTTGTAGGAAATGTAACGGCTGCTTATTATTATGGAGATGGATCTAACTTAACAAATGTAGAAGCCGAATTAGGAATTGCTACAAATATTTCAGTATCGGGTTATATCCATGTGGGTGGAAGTGTATCTGTTTCTGGACCTTTAAATGTGGTAGGTGCAGCTACTTTTCAGGATAATGTTTCTGTCAGCGGCAATGTAAATGTTGTAGGTACAGTTACAGTAAGTGATGCTGTACAGTTAGGATCTACAGTAACAATTATAGGAATAGGAACATTCAAGGATGATGTCTCTGTCTCTGGTAATTCAAACTTTGGTGGAACTGTTACAATAGGTGGGGCTACAAGTCTTGCTTCTACTCTTGATGTAGCTGGCAACGTATCTCTTGGTGGAACAGCACAGATAACTGGCAATGCAAACTTCGATGGTGATGTCTCTGTCTCTGGAGATGTCTCAATAGGAACAAATCTCTATGTTGGAGGTACTGTTACTATTGTAGGCAATACGACTATGACAGGAGACTTAGGAGTTGGTGGTGCTGTAAGAGTTAGTACTAATGCCTCAGTTGGAGGCACTCTAGATGTAGGTGGTAATGTATCTCTTGGTGGTAATGTGTCTATCAAAGGGGATGTACATGTAAGCAGTAAGGTTTGTGCCAGTGCATTTTATGGAGATGGAGCAAATTTAACCAATGTTCCTGTAGCTATTACTGGAGATATATCAGTAGATAATGCTACCATAGGTGGTAATCTTTATGTAGGAGGTACTGCCACTATTGTAGGTAATACTACAATGACAGGTAATTTAGCTGTAGGAGGTACAGCAACTGTATCAGGTAACTCTGGATTTCTAGGAACATTAAGAGTAAGTGGAGCAACTAGTCTTGGTTCTACTCTGGATATCACTAGTAATTTATCTGTAGGAGGTACAGCACAAATTACAGGTAATGCTAACTTTGATGGAGATGTTTCAGTAAGCGGTGATGTATCTATAGGAACTAATCTATATGTAGGTGGAACTGTTACTATTGTTGGTAATACTACCATGACAGGTAATCTGGCAGTTGGTGGTACAGCTACAGTCTCAGGTAATTCAGGATTTTTAGGTACTGTTAGAGTAAGCGGAGCTACCTCATTAGAAGCTGCCGTAGTAATGTCAGATACTGCTACTGTATCTGGTAATGCTGGCTTTTTAGGAACAGTACGAGTAAGCGGTAATACTACCATAGGAGGTACACTTGATGTACTAGGAAACGTATGTCTGGGAGGTAATGTAACTGTCAAGGGAGATGTACATGTAAGTAGCAAAGTATGTGCCAGTGCTTTCTTTGGAGATGGTTCCAATATAACCGGAATACCTATATCAGGTAATATATCGGTAGGTAATGCTACTATAGGAGGAAATCTTTATGTTGCAGGAACAGCTACAGTATCAGGAAATGCAGCTTTTATAGGGCAGATAGCTTTATCACAGTCAGCAGCAGCCTCTGTACATGCAACAGCAATAGATGGTATTGCCAGTGTATCTCTTAATTTTGGATCAGCACAGAATTTTCTGACTACAGTTACAGCAGCACATACAATGGCACAACCGACAAATTGTAGAAAAGGACAAACAGGAAGTATTTTCTTTGTACAGTCAGGAGGGAGTGGTACGTTATCATGGAATGCTTGCTGGAAATTCCCGGCAGGAACTGATCCTACATTCTCTACATCTAATGGTGCAGTAGATAGACTAGATTATATTGTTGCATCAATATCCAGCGATAGTGCTGGAGACAATATTCAGGCAATTTTATCACAGGAATACGGCTAATGGTTTTTCAAAATAATTTATTAATGGGTGCAGCATCAGCAGCAACTACTGGTTTTTCTGTCGATGACAGTTGTATTTTCAACGATGATGACAGTGCAAATCTGGAAATTACTGGATTATCGGATGGCAGCAGTGCAACTCAAGCTACTTTCAGTTGCTGGTTCAAACGAGGTAACATAGGATTATCTGCAATTGCGACTATATTTTCTGCCAAAGATACGACATCATCAGACGATGCAAACTTGTATATAACCACCGCAGATAAGCTAGAACTCTATGCTGATGAGGCTGATGGTGGAACAGTAACGCAGTGGAACGCATCCAGTGTTTTATTACGAGATTCAAATGCGTGGTATCATCTGGTTTTCCAAATAGATACTACCCAAGCCGTATCGGGAAATCGCTACACCATCTGGCTAAATGGGGTGGATATTTCTTCAACCTTTACTCAAGCTAATACTATTGAACAAAACGGTTCGACTCCGTGGAATGCTCCTGATCAAATGAAGATCAGTGAAAATTCAAATGCGGCCATAAGATATTTTGACGGATATATGTCCCAAGTAGCTTTCCTTGATGGTCAAGTTTTGGAAGCTACATCTTTTGGAGAGTTTGATGATTATGGAGTTTGGAGGCCAATTAATATTACTGGGTTGACCTATACTGGTAATAATTCCTTTTTACTGGATTTTGCCGACTCATCTGATCTAGGTAATGATGTGAGTGGAAATAATAATGATTTTACCAGCAGTGGTCTAGCTGCTACTGATCAGGTAAGCGATACTCCTACAAATAATAAAGGTACTTGGTCTCCTATTTCTCATTCACTTGAATCAGGTTTTCCGACTTTATCAAATGGAAATTTAGATATAGGAGCATCAGGAGCACCTGATTGGGGACTTACGGGAACATTTTCTGTACAGGGATCAGGAAAGTATTACTGGGAATATGAATTAACCAGTGGAAGTGGTGGTACTCCTGCACAATTAATTGGTATGGCATCACAGCCTTATGAATGGGATGCTAGTCTTGGTTCACTTGCTGGAGGATTTAGAGGATATTACACAACAGGAGTTAAACAAACTGGTGGAACTACTTCTAGTTATGGAGATAGCTGGGCTGTAGGTGATAGAATGGGTGTCGCTGTAGATCTTGATAACGGAGCTATTTATTTTGCTAAGAACAATACATGGCAGGATAGCGGTGATCCAACATCGGGGGCATCTAAAACAGGAGCAGCTTTCACCGATTTAACAAGCGGGTCTTGGGTTCCATTTATGTATGCAGGAGGGAACAGAGGATCTACAGGTTATTTTAATGAAGATGTTTTTGAGTATACTCCTCCAACAAGTTTTGTACCGCTTGCAACAGCTAGTCTTCCTACACCAACTATCTTAGATCCTACAGAAAATAACCAGACTACACTTTATGCTGGTACAGGAGCGGTTCAAACTATTGGACAAGCTTCAAACAGTTACTTCAATAAGTATGGGAGTGGTAATAGGACAACTATTATCAGCGACTCTACTAGTGGTGGTACTTTTTACGGATATGTACAGGGTGAAATTGTAAATGGAAATGTGGATTCAGGAGATGGCTTCGGAATTACTAGTTATGCAACGAATATGTATATTAAATTTCAATTTGATGAAGCTGTAAATATCACGGAAGTAATGATGTATTATCAAGCTACAGGAGGAAATTTAGGAGATAGCTGGTTATGGGAAGGAAGTAATAATGATTCTGATTATACAACTTTAAGCGGAACTATAGATCTTAGTAGCACTGTTCGTGTAGACGTACATTCTCTTTCAGAAATAGGCGCATCTGATACCTACTTATATTATAGAATTAGGAATACTAATGGTAATGGTGCTAATTCAACTTTTTGGGACGAGGCTCAGTTTAAAGTAAAAACCTTAACCGATGCTCGTGGTACATTTCAACCAGATTTCGTCTGGATAAAAAACAGATCAGAGGCTGATGATAATATGCTCGTTGATGCGGCAAGAGGAGCAACTAAAGAGCTTAATTCAAATTCTACTGCTGCTGAAAGTACAGATTCCAATGGCTTAACAGCATTTGCGAGTTCAGGATTTACTCTGGGCACTGGAGCAGGTGGTTACAATGATGCTGGTGAGTATTTTACATCATGGCAATGGCTTGCAGGAGGCGGTGCTGGTTCATCTAATGAAGACGGTGAAATCAATACGACTACAACAACGGTTAATACTACGGCGGCTGGTTTCTCTATATCAACTTACACAGGTACTGGTGCTGGTTCAACGATAGGTCATGGCCTAGGGGCTATTCCAGAACTGATTATAATTCATCGTCTAGATGCTGGTAACAATTGGGCTGTCTATCATGGCAGCAATACTAGTGCGCCGGAGACGGATTGGTTGGCTCTAGACGAGACAGTCGCTACGGCTGACAATCACACGCTCTGGAACGATACTGCCCCAACATCATCTGTCTTTAGTGTTGGAACAGGTTTAATGGTCAATGGGAATACAGCAACTTATGTGGCCTATGTTTGGACATCTATTACTGGATATAGTTTATTTAAGTCTTATAATGGAAATGGAAATGCTGATGGAGCAGTAGTTTATACTGGATTCAAACCAGCTTGGGTTATGATTAAAAGGTCAGATAGCACGGGAGATTGGATTATTTATGATAGTAAGAGAAGTCCCTATAATGAGATAGATGATCAGCTCTGCGCTAATTTAGATACAGCCGAAACAACTGGTTCTGAGGAAGTTGATTTTTTATCAAATGGATTTAAAATCAGAACATCAGATGCTTATATTAATGCCGATGGAGGTCTATATGTTTACGCTGCCTTTGCATCGAATCCGTTTGGTGGAGCAGATACAACTCCCGGTCTAGCGTTTTAATTTAAGGAGAAACTAAATGTGGAAATATGGAGATAGAGTAATAAAGCCCGGACAATCATGGATAGATGCTAGTGGTGTGCGGCATCCTAAGAATTGGAATATCTGGAGTAATGCTGAAAAGGATAAATATAATATTAAAGAAGTTATAGAAGATAGGCCACCTGATTCCAGATTATATTTTTGGTCAATGGATAATGATGGAAAGATAACTTCTAAAGCTAAAGCTCTTGAAGATAGTGGATCTGGAGAAAGTCTTGTTTTGGGTATTAAATCAACTCTGAAGAATAAAGTTAAAAAGCAACAAGGATCTTTATTAAGTCAAACAGATTGGGCTTACATTCGACACTATGATAGTGGGACAGAAGTTCCAGCTAATATAGAAACATGGAGAAATGCTATCAGGGTTAAAGCTACGGAAATGGAAAAAGCTATTGATGATTGTTCTAGTATATCAGATGTAGAAAAACTTTGGTTAGTACATGATAAAGACGGTAATAAATCAGGTATACTTTATGATTGGCCTGAGTTGGAAGAGTAATGTTTAAAAAAATATTAATTTTAAATACCTTATTTCTTTTTCTTTCTGGATCTGTATATGCTCAAGAAAAAAAATCTGAATTAGTTTTAGCAAGTATAATGACAACTTTACAAAGTCATTGCGCTCCAACAAAAGATATGGTGAAAGTATTTAAAAATGAACAAATAGTATTTACAGGAATTGTAAATCAAACTAATGTATTTAAAGTATACTTGAAAAAGGACGGCATTTGGGCATCTATGTTAGATAATGTATCAGGTATCTCCTGTATTTATTTTTCAGGAATGCCGGGAATAATAAGTTCTAATAAAGGTGTTAAAAAAGATACAAAGGTAAGGATATGGGAGTAAAATAAATGTCAAGTACATATACAACAAATCTTCGTCTTACTAAACAGGGTGATGGTGATAATCCGAATACTTGGGGGCAGGTACTTAATAATGTTATCAGCCTTGTTGATGAAGCTGTTGCATCGTACACAACTGTCTCTATAGGTTCTGCTGCTACCGTAACTCTTACAGAAAATCAAGGCAGTCAGGACCAATCCAGATCTGCTATCCTTGAGTTCAAGGGAACAGTAGGTGGAGTTGCTACTTCTATCTTTGTCTTAATACCAAATACACCCAAGACCTATGCAATTAGAAATGTAGTATCAGCTAATACTACAGCTACTGATGCTGTTATACTTAGAGTAGCAGGTAATACAGGAGTAACTGTAGGGAGTGGTAATGGCTACTATATTACAAATGGAACTTCTGTATTTTCTGTAGTTGCTCCAACAGGTACAGCAGCTTCTAGGAATGTAGGAGTTTGTGCTACAGAAATACCTGATACATCCCTAGCAGATATTAGATATGTTCCTACCTCTGTATCCAGTACAATTGTAGCTGATAAAACATTTACAGCTTCTGTTATTTTTACAAGTGCGGTAAGAATGGATGGAATAATTTCAGTATCAGGACCAGTAAAATCATTTATTACTACACTTACAGATGCTGCTTCTGTTGCAGTATCAATGAATACAGGCAATAACTTTTTAGTAACTCTGGGTGGTAATAGAACACTGGCTGCTCCTTCTAATGCTACGACAGGACAAACAGGAAGTATCTATGTCATACAGGATGCTACTGGAGGAAGAACTCTTAGCTATAATGCCGTATGGAAATTTCCCGGTGGATCTGCACCTGCTGCTACCTCTACCAGTGGAGCAGTAGATATGATAGTTTATAATGCTAGAAGTGCTACCACAATTGATGCTGTAATGTTGAAAGACTTTAAAATATAGGCAAGGAAATTTATTCTAATGACTACAGCTAAACTGGCAAAATTTGATTTTCAGCAGGGGTTTAATAGAGAAACAACCCAGTATGCTGAAGAAGGCAAGTGGTTTGATGGGAACCGTGTCAGGTTTCGGGCTGGAAAACCAGAGAATATAAGAGGGTATGCAACTAAAGTATCTGCTTCTTTTGATGGATCTGCCAGAGATCTCATAGCATGGAGAGACAATAGTAATAAGAAGAGGGCTATCTTTGGGACTCCAGATAAAGTTTATGAACATGATGGAGATCAGATAACAGATATAACTCCTATCACAACTCTTGTTACATTGGCTAATGTATTTGGAACAACTGCTGGATCTACCAGAGTATGCTGTTCTGATGGATCACATGGAAGACAGAAGAATGATTGGGTTTTATTTACTTCGGCTGCTACATTTGGAAGTGATGTAAGTTTACAGGGAAATGTTTATCAGATTACTTCTATTATAAGTACTGATGTCTTTACAATTTCTATTTCTGGTAATGCAGGAGCTACCTCAACTCAGGCAGGAAGTGCTACCTTTAATTATTATATTGCTACCGGAACAAGTGTAGCATCACAAGGAGTAGGATATGGAGCTTCTGACTACAATGCAGCAGACCCTACATCGGTGGGTCTTAGCAAGATTACGGCTACTGGTGGTTCTGCGCTTGTCACTGTTTCTTGTGCTTCTGCTCATGGTGGTGTGGCTAATGATTTTGTAGTATTTCAAAATACTTCCATAGATTCTGTGGCAGCTACCATTGGTGGTAATTTAAATCTAACTAAGTCAGCAGCAGGAGGACCGGAGTTTACAATTGTTTCAGTAAACGGTACACAAGTTATTGTCAGTGCAGCAGCCAATGCCAGTGCAAGCGGAGATGTAACATCAAGCATTAATATGACTGCATTGGTATATAAGCAGACAGCAGGAGGAGGATCAGGACGGGCATGGAATGAGGAAGCTTCAGCAGATGCTAGTGATCTGGCCTTGGATATTGCACAATGGAGTATGGACAACTGGGGTGAGAATGTCTTATTAAACAGGAAAGGAAGTAATTTATTTTATTTTATTACTCAGGCTTCGACTTCTCCTGTCAGAGCAACAACAGTAACTACATCCCCTATCAGTGTTAATTCTCTGATTGTCTCTCCTAATGACAGACATGTAATAGCTCTTGGTGCTAATGAATTTAATGCCTCTGCTACAGTAAGTGGAACATTTAATCCTATGCTGGTTAGATGGTCTGATCAGGGAGACAGAACTAATTGGGTTCCTTCCGTAAGTTCTACAGCAGGAGAAGTTGTACTTACAGATGGAACAAGGATAGTAGGAGCAGTCAGATCAAAGAATGCTATTAATGTATGGACAGATAACTCTCTCTGGCTGATGGAATTTTCTGGACCTCCCTTCACTTTTAAGTTCCAACAGGCAGGAACTAACTGTGGATTGATAGGACCACATGCAGGAATTGACTATAATGGTGTAACTTACTGGATGGGATTCGATAACTTCTATGCCAATACAGGACAGGTAGAGGTACTGGACTGCACAGTAAGAAGGTATGTCTTTGATAGACTTAATACATCTTACTATGATAAAGTATATACAGGAATTAATTCAGAGTTTAAGGAAATTATCTGGCTTTATGTTTCTACTGATGCAACAGAATGTGACAGTTATGTAGTCTTTTCTCCTGAAGATAACTATTGGGTATATGGAGAAACTTTCTTCACCACCTTCAGAGATAGAGAAGTTTTTGGAAATACTATAACTACAGGAGCTACGACTACAGGTAATTTTCTTTATAATAATGAACCAGCAGGAGTGTTTGATGGAGATGGGGAAACTCTTATTTCATTTGTAGAGTCTGCCGATTTTGATATTGATGATGGTAATGCTATTATGTTTATGAACAGAATTATACCAGACTTTGATCTTAATACAGGCAAAATTAAATTACATCTAACCACCAAACAATATCCTGAGAGTACTGAATCGGTAACAAAAGAATTTGATATAACAAATACAACACAGAAAGTAGATTTTAGATCTAGAGGAAGGCAAGCAAAAGTTAGGGTATCTTGTGCATCTAATAATGCCAGTTGGAAATGGGGATCAATACGACTAGCACTACAGGGAGACGGGGGAAGATAATGGCAAGATATCCTACTTTACCAATGTATTTAAGTAATGAGAATTTAAAGTCGGTCTATAAACAAGTTCAAAGATGGGGATCAATATTAATAAATGAACTGGATAGTAGAGATTTGGAAATACAAAATGCACCCTCAACAAATATATTCAGGGTGGTAACGATAACCAGTATTGGCAGACCAAGGAAGGGAGATATAGCCTACTCAGCCAGTACAGGTAAATTTAAAGGATACGTAAGTTTGGGATCTGAAACTTCTTGGCAGGATTTAAATTAATGAATAGTATGAAAGAACATTTTGATATAGTTAATAATGAAACTTTATTTGGTGTCCATAATAAGGGAATGGTATTAAGAGAAGATATGTATTCCATGCAGCAAAAAATACCACAACAATTTGGGAATCAGAAGAAATTAGTGTATAATTATAATAATCAAAATAACTTTGACACCCAAGGTGACATCAGTAACTTTACATCTAGACAGATGGGGAATCAATATGGTAGCTGATATACCAGTACTTCAACCACAGCCTAATAGGATACAAAAGCCTAATATAGGACAAGAAATTAGTAGAGTGGAAGCTATTAAAGAACCTCAGAGAATATCTCAAACACCTGATCTTCGAGATGATTTAAGATTTGTACAACAACAACAACAGTTACAAAATCGAAGACCTACAGGAGAAAGACCTATGTTAAAACCTCCTTCTGCTAGACAAGGACTACAAAACTTTCAAAATACTCCTGCCCGACAAGTAAATAGTTTAAATATATTATTAAAAGAAGATTTACCAATACATGTTGCTGACTTAAAAGAAAGAGGAACAAGTCCAAAAACTTTAGATGAAATGGATAAATTAGAACAACAAGTAACTTTAAAGGAAAGAGGAAAACAAGGAGCTACACTACAGGAAATTGGAGGAAAAAGTTTAGGATTTAATCCAGAAGATGAAGTAAAATTATCTAGTACTGGTGGTCTTATAGGTATGGCAGCAGGTGGAATGTTTGATGGTAGAGTTAGAGGAGATGGACATGGTATGCAGGACAATGTCTATATGCCTATCAGAGAGGGGAGAGAACAAATAGGAACATTGGCAGTTAGTCCAAAGGAATATGTAGTGGATGCTCATACAATGTCGGCATTAGGCAATGGAAATCCAGATGAAGGGGCAAATGTAATGGATAAAGTTGTAGAAAATATTAGAGAACAGGCTTATGGTACAGAGAGGCAGCCAAATGAAATAAGCGGTCTTGCTGCTCTCAGGCCAATGATAGAAAGGGTGTAAACAATGGGTTTTTTATCTTCATTATTTGGATTGGGTGGATCTAAAAGTCAACCTTCCACATCAACAGTAATACAGGCACAAGAGTTACCAAAGGAAATAGCTCCTTTCGTTAAGGAAGTAGTAGGAGAGGCACAAGAGTTATACAAACATCGTCTTGGTGAGGGGTATGTTCCCTTTGCTGGAGAAACTATAGCTCCTCTTACTTCCCAAGAAGAAGCAGCTATGGCAGGTATTGAAGGTTTAGTAGGACTTTCCAGACCTCTTCAGGAAGAAGCTCTTACCACAACAAGAGGCTTGGCAGAGAAGTTTACACCCGAAACTGCTGAAGCCTACATGTCTCCCTATCAAAGAGCCGTAACTGATATAGAGAAGAGAGAAGCTGAGAGAAGATTTGAACGTGAAGTAATGCCTAGATTTGAGGCACAGGCTATAGCTCAAGGAGGGCTTAGTGGTCTTGGTTCCAGAGCAGGTGTAGAAGCAGCAGAACTTCAAAGAGGACAGTCCCAGCTTATGGCAGATATAGAAGCTAAAGGATTACAAAGTGCTTTTCAGAATGCTCAACAGCAGTTTGCACAACAGAAAGCTAGAGAAGCTCAAATGGCTACTGAGATTGGCAGAACAGGTCCAGCTATGTTGGCATCTGGTTTACAGGAAGCAGGTGCATTACAGACAATTGGAGAAGAAAGAAGAGATCTGGCACAGTCAGCTTTGGATGAGGCATATTTTAGATTTCTTGAAGAACAGCGGTTTCCTGAACAGACCCTTGCTGAATATTCAGGATTTGTCTATGGTAATCCAATGGCACAAATGCCTACTACTACACAGCAAAGTACAGGAACTCCCTATCAGCCTTCACTAGGACAGACATTATTAGGTGTTGGCTCTACTCTTGGTGCAGCAGCATTAAGAAATCCATATGTAACACAAAAAATGTTTAAAGGTGGAGGATATATAGACAGGGATAGAGGATTGTCTGGACTACCTATGTTTCGTAGGCAAGAAAATGGACAGGTTGTTGACGAAGATGATAGACCAGAACTTATACAAATGGTTCAAAAAGGAATTGATGCTATAATGCCTGATTTTAGTGAATCTAATGCACTAGCTAAAGAATTAAGAAGATTAAATCCTAACTATATGTATGCAGATGACGAAGAAAGAGAAGCTTTAGTTAAACAAGCCAGAGAAAATTTAGGTTTTGATCCAGAATACGGAGCCGTAGATAGAGTATCTTTAGAAGAGGCACGTGCAAATGCTGCTAAATATAAAGAAAGAGTTGATGCACAAAGAAATAAACGAGCTAAAGAACTTTTACAACGTATAGGTACTGATCAAGGAGACGTATCTGCTTTAAAAAGACAGGAAGTAAAAGATTTTTTTACACTTGCTCCTGCGAGTGAAGCGGAAGCAACTAGGGAAAAAACAAGCGCAGCAATTCAGAAGGTAGATGATACACAAAAAGAAAAAGAAAGAGTACTAGCTGAAAATAAACTTATATCTAAACATGGACCGGGATTGCCCGGAGATTTTCAAGAGGGTGCAGTAGAAGAAGTAGAAGATGTTAAAATAAATATTTCAGCAAAAACTGCTAAAGAGAAAGCTACTAAGAAACAAACTTTAAAAGAGATAGCTAACCAACCATCAGAAGGAAGTTTACGACCTATGACAGAAGAAGAAGCTGCTGCTAAGTATGATGCAAATCCAGCAGACTTTGGTGGTATAAGTAAAGAACAACTCTTAAAGGATACAGCAGATTATAATAAAAAGTATATGGATATTATTAATAGAATTTATCCTGAAGCACAGAATGAATTTCTTGCTGATGCTCTTCAGGCATTGGGTGCTATGTTCGTAGCTGAAAATAAAGGAGAAGCTTTTATTAAAACCTTTAACGATCTACAGAAAGCTGGTATGAAACGTAGGGATGCACGTAGAATAGCTTTGGGTAGAGCAGCATTAGAAAATCTGAAGAGTGATAAAGCAACTCTAGACAAGATTAGGCAGCTACCTAAGCAGCGTAGAGATGCTATCCTATCAATTATAGAACGTAGAGAACAACAAAAGGATAGAGTTGGAACTAGAGCGTATAGAAAAGCTATGAAAGAATTAGCTGAATCAAAAGGAAAATATTTTAGAGAAGGAGGAGCAAGAAAAACAACAAAGGCTGGTCTTGCACCAAAAGCTGATCTAAAAACTATAACTCCATTATTAACTGATCAGACTTTTTATGCTAGTGCTTTAAAAGCATTTCCATTACCTATAGATGTTTTTGCTACAACAGGGGATGCTGCTAAAGATAAACAAGCTAGACAAGAACTAGTTAAACGAACTCTTTCTAATACTGCTGCTCAACAGAGAATAGGTAATAGAGCTAAACAATTAGAAAGATTATATGCAGATAAAGGTACAACATTAGATCCTACCCAAGCTTTAAAGAAAGCTACTTCAGATATATTAAAAGAAATATATATGGGTGGTCAAGTAGGAATTAAAGAAGGTATGATATTTGGGTGGAATACAACAGGTTTGGATGAATAAAATAAATGGAAACTACCGCAACTTTATTTGATGATGTTGTTGAAACTTCACCTTCTTTAGAAGATACAACTACACTTTTTGATGATGCTTTAAAACCTTTATCTATTTCAGAAGATACAACTACACTTTTTGATGATGCTTTTAAAAGTCAATCTTCTATAGGTGATACATCAGATTTATTTTCTCAAGAAAACTTAATAGATCCTAACTCAACAGCTAACAAGGGAAAGATAGCTATTGATCAAGCTGGTGAGATGATCTATGATGGTCTTGCTTTATTTGCAGATACATTTGGTGCAGATGACCAAGCTCTTGAGTGGCGTAAAATATCTGATCAGTATAAAGAAAGTGCGCTTTCTAGACCGCAACCAGAAATCAGTATGTCCATTACTGAAGAAGCCCCTAAAATTATTGATAAGTTTTCTGAAGGTGAAATCCTTGAAGCTATATCTGATACAGGAGATTTTGTACATTCTGTATTGGTAGGTGTCGCTCCTTCTATGGTAGCTACTGGTGCAGCCGTAGGTACTGGTGCTGTAGCTGCTGGTGTTCTTTCAGCTATAGGTGCTGGTTCTATACCTGCTGCTTTAACTACATTAATTATAGGAATGACTCCTGCTACACTAATGTCTTCTGGACAAATATATGAAGAAGCTTTAAAATATGGAGCATCTGAAGAAGACGCTCAAAAAGTAGGAATAGGTGGTGGTAGTATTGTAGGTGCTTTAGATAGATTTTTCTTTAGTTCTTTTTTAGGTGGTATAGTTAGAAAGTTAGGTCCAGAAACAACTATTAAAGTTGCTAAAGAAATGACTAACTTATCTGATAGTATGGTTCGAGATGCTGTCAAGAAAGCTGCAAGTACTGGAGGTAAAGGTTTACTTGTTGAAGGAACAACTGAAGCACTACAAACTATTACAGAAGAAATTTCTCCAACTCTAGTCTCTGACAAAGAAATAGAACTGGCAGATCTTACCAAGAAAACTATTGATTCTTTTGCAGCAGGTGGTATTGGTGGTGGATTTGTTGGAACGATATCAGGTGGAGTATCAGTTCCAGTAGCTAGACAAGCTATTAAACAGGCAGAAGATCTGGATGCAGAAGTAGCAGCATTAAACGAAAGTAGGCCAGAAGAGGAGCTTGCTTTAGTAGGAGGAGGAATGCGAACTGCTGATTTAGATCCAGAAATAAAAGAAACTAAGCCTTCTAAACGAGAACCTGCAATAGGAACTCAACTTAAATTGGATTGGAAAAGTGAAGAAGATATTGCAATAGAAGAACAAAAAAAACAAGAAGAAGTAGAAACTCAGGCAGATATAGATCAAATGATTCTAAAACTAGAAAGTCCAGATCTTATAGATGAGGCAATATTACCAATAGAACGTCAAGAAGAAAGTACTGGTCTAGCTATATCTGCTGACGAAATTCGCATAAGATCTGAAAGACTTAAAGAGTTAGATAATAAACAAAAAAATGCTGGTCAACTTTTACCTGATAAGCAGGTTATATCTTTTAAAGAGAGATTAATAACACTTAAAAAAGATATAACAAATCTTAGAAATAGAAATAGAAAGAGTAAGCTTACTAGAGAAAAAGGTTTAATAATAAGAAACATAGCTAGAAAAAAAATAGCAGCTTTTGTTCTTAATCCTAAAGATAAAATTCAAGATTGGCAAGCAAAAGCTGATGCAACTCCTGAACAAATACAGGAAATAGAAAATATTAAACAAGTTAATGAAGATATAAGAAAACAGAAAGAGTTTACTACAGAACGAAAAAATTTAAATAAAGTATTAAAAAATGTAGATAAAAAAGCTGGAGAAAGGGGAGAAGCTCTTACAGTAGAAGAAAGAGCAGAAAGAGAACAACTAGTAAAATCCTTAACTCGTAAAGATAAAAATACTATTGCTTCTTACTTCAGTAGGCTAGTATCTCGTTCTACTACCAAGTTAGCTGAGTTAGCTAATACAGTACCTATGGCAGGTCAATTAGTTAATGCATTAAGAAATATACAGTTTAATGATAATGCTGCTATTGGTATGTTTTTTAAACGTAAAGAGTTTATCAATGACAAGGTACGCAGAGCTTTTAAACTTCCATTTCAAAGCACAATCCCAATGAATATTAAGGTGCAGATATCTGATCAATTAAATGGTGTAAGGGAAGCTACAGATCCTAGAGCTAGAGAAGTTGCCAATGAAATTAAAAAAGAAATTTTTGATAAACTTTATATAATAGCAAAAGCTTCTGGTATAGACATGGGTAGAGTAGAAGATTACTTACCTACAATTTATAAATTTAGAATGAGGGGATTGGGAAGACAAAGAGATAAAGATAAATTTCTTGAAATATTAGAAAGAAATGATGTTAAAAATCCTGATGAAATTGTTGATAATATTCTTACCAATGATGGTATATATATACCTGATGAAGATTTAGATATATTTGGTCCTGAAGAAACACCTACTCTTCAAGCAGTAAGAAAAAATTTTGAAAAGCCAAGATCAATAAACAGGAAAGCTGTTCAAGAATTAGCAGAAGCAGGTTTAGTTGAAAAAGATTTTGATAAGATAACAAATAAATATATTACAGATGTCCTTAGAAGAGCTAATCTAAATAGATTTGTAAATAAATACAGACCTATTGCAAATCAGTTAGCTCAAAGTGGTCTGATGACTGAAGCAGAAGGAAAACGTATCAAAGATATTGTAGATGCACTTCAAAGTAGGTATAGACCTATTAAAGGATTAGGTATGAGAAGTGCCTATCGTTTTGTCAACTCTCTTACCTATATTCTTACTCTGCCTCTTGCTGGTATTACAGCCCTGACTGAACCACTGATTGTCCTACACAAGGTAAGTCCTAAACATGCTATCTATGGTTTAATGGATGCTTCCATAATAGGTCTGCGTAAAGGAATAAGAGCTTTCCTACCCAAATTTAGCAGGTCGGAAAAAGAGAGATCTTTGATGTCTTTAATGCAGACAGCAGATCTAGCTTTGGTAGATGCTCAAAGAGATATAGGAGATATTTCTATTAGTAAGAGAGTAACAGATAAATTTTTCAGATTAAATCTCTTGGCACAAGTCACACAGTTTAGTAGATATATGGCATATCATGCTGGTAAAAGACAGATGGCTGAAGATATAGAAATCCTACAGGCTGAACAACTAAAAGGAGCAAAGCCTACACTTAAATCCAGACAGGCTCGTAAACGATTAATGATTGAAGGGCTTGGTAATATTATACCAAAAATAGATCAGAAGACAGATACAGTTGAACAGGCTACTCCTGAACAGCTAGAAGTATTGACATGGTTTAGTGAAGGTATGAATAATGAAACAACACCAGAGATTGTAAACAGAGCTTTGGGTAAGTTAGTTGATGAGGTTATCATGACACCTAATGTAGTTAATAAACCACTGTGGATGTCTAATCCTTACCTGTCTCCTGTAGCGCAGCTTAAAGGTTTCATGATGGTGTTTGGTAATACTGTTGGTATGCGTATGTATAAAGATGTATTCAGACCTCTATATAAGGGGAGATTGCCAGCAGGTGAGATTGCCAAGTATGCCATGACTTTTGCATTACTTAGTTCTGCTATTATGGGAACTCAGGTTATCAAGAATACAATTCGATATGGAGATGAAGAGAGTCCTTGGGATAGACGAACAGGATGGGAAAAACTATTTTCTGCTATTCAACAAAGTAACATCTTTGGTTATGGAAATGTATTTGTGGATGCTCTTAGAGCAGAAAGATTTGGATTAGATCCTATTACAATATTACTAGGACCAGCAGCAGCTAAAATATCAGGTCTTCTTAAAGCTCTTGGTAGCGGAAGTCCTCAAAAAATTGCCACGGCTCTTGCAAAAGTTACTCCGGGTATGGCTTCCCTGTCTCCTGAAAAAAGGAAATTTGCCACAGAACCAGTTAAAGAATTTATAGAAGAATTGATTGAATAATGCTAGAACTAGGTCCAAGAGAACTCCTAACATTCGGTATAGTACTTGCAGGTATTGCAACTACATGGGGTGTCCTGAAAGCTACTATCAGATCTATTATCAAGCAACTGGATGATGTTAAAAGTAATCTTACAGAATTATTTACCAGAATTGATAAGGTTGAAGCGAGACAAGCTGTAGCTATTAGTTCTATTGATACTATGGCTAATGATATACTCTCACCTCAAATTTTAAAGGAACGAAGTGAGAGAGATGGAGCTATAGAAATGAGACTAGCATCTATAGAAAGAGATCTGAATAGGTTTCATCAGATGCATAATGGAACTCATCCACATATCAAGGAGAAGTAATAATGTGGGATTACTTTAGTGAAGAAGAATTAAAATGTAAGGGTACAGATGAATGCCTGATGGACGAGAAGTTCATGACTAAGCTTGTATCCCTAAGAAAAGAATTTAATGAACCTATGGTAATCAGTTCAGGCTATAGACATGAATCATATAATCAGGTAATAGGAGGGGCTAAGAACTCTCCGCATCTGTACGGTAAAGCAGTTGATGTCTTGGTCAGTGGCAAAGCTGCCTATAGATTAATGAGATTAGCTATCCAGCATGGCTTCACTGGTATAGGAGTATCCCAGAGAGGACCACATGAAGGTAGATTTCTACACATAGATACTATGGATAGTAGTAATGTACATCCCAGACCTTGGATATGGAGCTATAAATAGCTAAATGCTCTGTACGGCATTTTAAGCCTCATACAGGAGAATCAGCCTCTTCAGGCAGGGGTAGGTCCAGAGACTCTAGAGATGGCTCCTCAGTGACGCTCTCTGGCTCTTCATTTTCTGTAAAATCACACTTTGCTAGTAGATTGTATACCATTTCCTCTCCCAGTACATTTAAACATCCTATAATGGCACCTTCCAGTGTTTCAGTATCCATTTTTATATTCAAATCTGAATTAGCATTACCAACTCTGGATAATAATTCAAGTGCTTTGAGCGCACTGTTGGTATGGCCGTTTGCTTTTGCATAGGCATATTGATTTTCAATCTCTTCTATAACATCCACATCTGTTTCAAGTTCCTGTTCCAGATCACGGATACGTTCTACTATTTCATCGCTTTGCAGGAGTCGATAGCCTTGGTTATTAGCAGATGCTGATGCATATCCTGCTGCCTTTGCTGCTTCAGTAGCATTCCTATGAAGTACATAGGCTTGACAAAATTTTTCCTGTTTATCATTTAACATAATAAGATACCAATCCATTAATAAGTAATGCCAAAGATACAGCATTGATTACAATTAAAGCTCTATCATTCCATGCCAGAGCAACTATAAACCATCCTACCATACCAAAGGCATGGAAGAATAAGTTAGAAGGATAAATATTATTGCTTGTCAGGATTATCCCTATGATAATAAGAAGAGAAGCAATCCATTTAATATACCAATCTATACTATAAACTGGTGTTTGTTTCTTTAACTTTGTCTGTACCATCTATATTAATCTGAAAGCTTTCTCCACAACCACACATGGAAACTACATTAGGATTTTCAATCATTAGTCTTTGTCCAAATAAATCCTTTTTATAATCTACTACCATCCCAGCTACATATACACTGGACAGACTATCAATTACTAATTTGCCTACATCCAGATCCTTGATGTAATCTCCTCCCCCGGAAGTCTGAGCATAGTCTAAATCTTTTTCATTGATAGTCTGCCAATCATAGGTAAAGCCAGAACATCCTCCACTGTTAACAGCAAGTCTGATACCTGCTACATCATTCTCAGATACGATAGAAGAGAGATGTATATCAGCATTGTCAGTTAGAAATATCATTTCTTACCTGATAG